TCTCTAATGCTTTTTTTGCATTTAACACATATTGTAATGCTTGTATTTTGTCATCATGAACCATTCTTGCAAAGACATATTCATCTAGTTTAATTGTTAAAAAATGTTCATTATCAATTAATTCTACTTGAAAATTATTTGGAGGAATGATAGAATGAAAAGCCCTACGCATTTGATCTGTATACATTATTCGTCCTTTCTCCAATGTAAAAAGGATTTTATATAAACGGCGGTATATGCAACAGCGGCAAATATAAAACCGTATTGATCAGTAGCCACTGCGTAAATGATCCATAAGCATTCGTTAAATATGAGCCATATCCATGCCCATTTCTTTTTACGACCTACAAAGTAGATGCCTGCCACACCAATTACTGCTAATACCCATGACCACATATTATTTCTCCATTGTCAATGACTGCCAAGTATTAGCCCAGTCTTGCTTTGTTTTATGTTTATTAAACTCTCTAGATATGTTTCCTAGTTCAAGGAATACACCACCCCAAACGCCATACTCTTTACCAGAAACACCGTTAGCAAAACAAATATTTGCTACTGGACATCGTTGGCACATTGAGTCTACAATTGGACGGACATCAAGAACTTCTTCATACTTATCAAAAAATATATTAGTATCAAGTCCAAGGCAGGCTGCTTCATCTTTCCACAAATGTTGTTTCATTTACTGACCGTATTTGTTTGGAATGTCCCAACCATTACGATTAAGGTTAAAGGTTTTTTGTAGGTACCACGCATTTTTTACACGTACCCCGCTTGGGGATGTTCTGGCAAGATCTGATCTCTTACGCTCTACAACATCCCAGCCTATCCAGGCTAGTTCTTTATTCTTTGAAACAATTTTTTCCATTTGTGCTAATGAATTAATTATCATGATGCTCTCTCTATTAATAACGGAATATTCCAACTTCTACATTTTTTAATTCTGCAGAATGGACTAATTTTGATACAGACTCTTTTGGTTTACTTAGGAATGCAAAATAGTTTATGTGCTCCATATTTTCTTGAACCCAAGATTCTGGAACCTTATAAAACTTTATCTTACGACCCCTGGCTTTCATGCCTCGTTCTGAAAGGTTTGAGAATTCTGAAACAAAAGAATTAATTCTTGCAGGACCAACAGAATAAATTGTAAAGTCCTTTTCATCATTCTTCATTCCTGATAATGCAACGCTCATTGCACGAAGAAACAAGTTGTAGTCATCAAACTCGTTAGTTCCTTGCACCGCCACTATCATTTTTTCTCCCACCATTTAAGTTATCCAGGATGAATAACATTTTGTTTACTTCTTTTGGAGACATCGTTGATATGTCTATTGGCCTTCCAGTCTCTGGTCTAACCTGACCATTGTCCGTATCACCAACATAGAACATATTATTAGATACCCAATATGCTTTTTGATCTATTATAAGGAACTTAGTAGTTTTCTTTTCTTTCCAAATCTTAGATTGAGAAGAAGCAACTTCGTTGTCAAAAATATCTCTAAAGAAAAATTCCTTTAACATATTGTGCATATCGCTTTGACGATATAAAGTTTTGTTAAAAGATTTCTTTTCTTTTTTACTTATTACTATAAGTATAGAGGAAAACACAGCCAATGTCAAGCCAACAATTAAGGCAATCTCCATGATTTCTCCTAACTATTTAGTTATTTTTTTTGCTAATATTATTTTTTTCTGGTGCTGGCTCTGTAAACAAGAACCTATTAAGTTTTAACTGTGTTTGTAACAAGTTAAATTCTGTGTCTGTTGCCCTTTGCTTGTAAAACGTAACTAATTGTTTTATTTCTTCAACTGTTAAGTCTTCCATAATTTATTTCCCCCTTAAACTAAATGGACTTCCATCCCATGCCTTTTCTGCTTTACTTTTTTCTCTGTTTACTATTGCTCTACTCCAAGCAAATCCTGCGTCTCCACCCCAGGCATCCCACATAATTCTTCCATTAGATGGAAACTCTGGACCATCAAAGAAACCTTTTCCTTTTTTGTCTACTTCATGACGAGAAAAAAATGAATACATTCTTTTAACTGTATCAAGAGACATAGCAGAACCATTAACAATATCTGTTGCTCTACCCCAACCTACGGGAGTACCCGCACCAGTTGCTTTGCCATCTTCTTTCCACTTTAAAGCACGTCTTGCTGCGGCTTTCATTCCAGCATTAGGTGAATATGTCTCTGCCATTATTTATCCTTCTTTGGGTGTTTTACTTCATATGGACCAAGAACAGATTTAATTGTACCGTTTTTATTCATACGAACAATCATTCCATCTTTAATCTGTGTTGCATTAAATGATTGTGTTTTTTTCTTTGGCATTATTTTAAAAATCCATTCCAGAAATTATCTGATCCTAATTCTTTTTTAGACTTGTATGTTCCACCACGACGCTTGTATTCTTGTACTACCCAAGAGTTTGCAACTGCAGATGGATACACATCAAATTTATCCTTTGCTGCCTGTACAACTCTTGCATAAAGTTTTGGATTAGAAGGTTCTGATCCACCGCTTCTAGGCTTAATAAAATCTCCATAGTTAGGCTTTTTTGCTTTTTCCATTTCATCTTCCATTTCTTCTGATTTACCAATTGATGAATCGTACATTGCCATTGCAACTTCTGAATCCATGTTGTGATTATTTATATCTGCAACCTTTGCATCCATATACATCATTCCAATACTGTAAGCAGTTGGTTCCCACTTACCATCTTCTTCTTTATAAATTCTAACAGACATTGCTGGGTTTTCTGGTGGCATTGACTCAAGTGCATACTCTGATCCAGGGGTACCTAGTGTTCCGCCTTCAATCATAATATGCTCTACAACTCCGTGAACCATGCCCTCAGAGGTAGACCCCATGACAAAATCGCCTTCTTTAATATGGTTCAAGATAAACCTCCTAGTCTATACATTGATTATATCAGATTTTACTTCTTTAAAAGTCTTTTGACCTCTTCTAGTGCCCAGTTTTCTTCTAGGGTCAACTTAGAAAGGGCTTCCTTATCAAGACCTTTTTCAGATACGGTGACCAGGGGATCTTCTAACAAAAAGTCAATATTTACATAACCCTTTTCCCATAGGTTTAATAGTTCTTTGTTTACTTGCCTAATGTGATCTTCATAAATCCCTGGCATTATTTCTTTCATCTTAGGGGTTATTGTGTACAGAAGTTCTCCATTTAAACTATCAACCCCAGCAACCTCAAGGGCGCCCTTTAAGATAAGGTGCGTTATGGCATCCTGATCTTTTGGTATCATATCTTTTCCATCAGGATTAAATATCATTTTCAATATCTTTTTCATAAGCAATCAACTCCTCTAACTGCTGCCTTGTCTGTGCACCAGTTACACGGTAAATTTCAGCATTATCTTTAATTAAAACAAACGTAGGAATAGAACGAACTTCAAAGTCTTGTGCCATTTCAATTTCAGAATCAACATCAATAATAAAAAATTTAGCCATAATCTGTTCATGGTTTAATTCTTCTACTATAGGCCTTGTTTGTTTACAAGGATTGCACCAGTCTGCAGTAAAGTATAGGATGTGTTTCATTTTTTAGATTTTAATCTAGCCTTTTTAAGTGCTTCAAAATCCTTTACCTTAGTATCTCCAAGGTATCCCCATGCATATCCATCGTTAATCATCATGTCATTAAGGGATACGGTGTCTCCATTTATGTATACCCAGCCCAAAATGCGACCATACTTTTCAGATGAGTCCATCTTCTCAGTCTTAATTACAACAGACTTGGCATCCTTTAGAGCCTTCTTTAGGTACTCTTTGGCCTCTAGTCCTAGAGCCTTCTCAGCAAGATCCTTTGTACGGGACTCAGGCGTATCAATACCAGCCAGTCTTACACGAGATGCAAATAGAATATCAAACCCTAAATCAATAAGAACGTCAATGGTGTCTCCATCTACAACATTCTCTACTTTTCTAACATAATACTCATACATAATCTTTATCCTTTAATTTATTTTGAACCAATTTGTCTCGTTCGTCTATAACTGTAAGAGCAAAAGACATCATCTTTTTATATCCTTCTGCATCATTCATAATCTTATTATAGTGGTGTCCACAAAACATTAAATCTCCAGATATTCCAGTTACTTTAACAAGTGCTTCTGATGGACAAGAATCACAACGATCTGTTGCCTTTAATAGCCATTCTTTTTCAACAACTTCTTCTGCAATTGTCATGTTCATAGTATACCGCTACTTTCTGTTATCAGTGGAATAGAACCCACTACCGTTGAATACTGCTGTTACATTAGAGTATACACGTTCCAGTGGCAGAGTGCAAGTTTCACACTCATACCCTGGATCGGTATCCTTAATATATCTTTGTTTGATTACAACTTCAGAACATTGTCCTGTACATTTGTATTCATAAACTGGCAATTACTTAACCTGATTTCCTTTGCCACCACCAGAAGACTTAGTTGCTGCTGTTTTCTTAGCAGCATCTGGAGATGTTGCTGCGGCTGGAGTTGATGCTAACTTATTTAGTAGTGGGGCATTTTCTTCACCAGCATAAACTGGACGACCCCAACCAACTACAGCATTGAGTAACTTCTTCTTGTTATTCTTTACATAACCACGAGTTTTCTCAACGCACATTCCTCCATTGCGCTGATCCCCCTTTGCAGTTCCTGAAGTATTTCCTTCAATAACTTGAATAGTTCCATCTCCATTGTTCTTAATGCAAAGACCAACATGTGAAATACGATTTACACCATCATCTGGAAAATCAAAATAAATCCAGTCTCCTGCTTGTGGATCATCATTACGTGCATCTGACCAACGGCCTTCTTTTTTAAACTGATCTGATGCTGCTACTGTTGATGCAGACTTTGGAAACTTTGCTACCCCCGCAGTAAATGCACACCAAGAAACGAACGACTGGCACCATGGTTGGAAGTTTACCTTCATCCATGCACCGTATTTTGTTTCGTTATCTTTAGGACCTTCAATGGTTCCTAACTCTTTCTTTGCAACCTCAATGATTGCTTCTAGACTACCTTTTGCTGCCATTTTTATCTCCTAATATTAAGGGGCAGTTTAAAGACATGCCTAGGTCTCTTATATAATTATAGCCTATATACTACTTTTTAGCAAGTTTGATTTCAATAGTCTTTGGCTTTTTATCTTCAGGAATAATACGATCTACATTAATATGTAGCATACCATCCTTCATTTCTGCACCAGTTACTTCCATGTATTCTCCAAGAGCAAATGATCGTACAAATTTACGACCAGCAATACCCTTGTGAACAACCTCAGCATCTATTACTTCTACAATTTCACCCTTAATAATGAGAGTTCCATTGTCTACTGAGATATTAATATCTTCCTTAGAAAATCCAGCAATAGCCAAAGAAATTCTATATGTATCTTCATCTAGTTTGAGAAGATCATATGGAGGATATGTCTGTGAGTTTGTTTTATGTGCGGTATTTAAGCGGCCTAACTCTCTGTTAAAGCCAATAAAAAAAGGATCATTGAATAGATCCATTGTATATGTAGTGTTAACCATTTTATTCCCCTTTCAAGCGAATAAGTTATGTACCCCCAATCGGCAGGTACATGTATATTATAGCAAACATTTGGAGCGGAAGACGAGATTTGAACTCGCAACATCTACCTTGGCAAGGTAGTACTCTGCCATTGAGTTACTTCCGCATTGCTGGTCTGGCAGGGATCGATCCTGCGACATCCGAATTAACAGTTCGGCACTCTACCATCTGAGTTACAGACCAAAACCGACTAACCTAAAAGACTAACAAGCCTATCAGTAGTTGTGCTTCTTC